GTGGTTTTTTTATTCTATTAAAATTTAATCAACACGCCATGTTCATTAGTTATAATCACCCTCCTATTTTAATACGTTTTTTTCTATAATATATAATACGGTTATCGGCCTGAGTTTCTACTCGGGCCTTTTACTTTAAATAATTTTGGTAATATAAAAATATTGATTATCTTTGTGATAAGATTAATATGAGTTAGGATGCATATTAAATTGGATTAAGGTAAGTAGTAATCTAAAAAGCCCCGACATTTTTATGCTGGGGCTTTCTTGTTTTAAGGCGATTTAAGGCTACTTCTTTTCCCACTGGGAATAACATATACCTGATGCTTGTTCAGTGTCGTATTCGTCAGATATGGCGGCAATACAACGACTTATGTATTTGTCTTGTAACTCGTCTTTTTCTGGTGAAGGAATTGGGAACCCATCTTTAATGGTTCTTTGTTCTTCTTTAATCGGAACACAATTTGGTGATCCATCAGGTTGTAACCCAATTGGCTCATAACCATCCCAACAAGGATTAGGTTCTATGTCCATATTCTTTGGTTTGCTACTTTTATTTGTTTCCAACCTGATCTTGATAATTTGATCTAATCTCATATAAAACTATTTTAAACTTAATTGATATAATGTATCAACAATTAATTGTGCTATTTCGTCTATCTGGTTTTGTATCCAACTTTCTTGATAAACCATTTTGCGATGCTCTTGAACATATTGGTACAACCCTTTAAAATAAGTTGTGGAAATACCATCATTCCAATCCACAGGGTTAACAAGAGTGTAAGCGCCAATTCGTGGATAGACTCCTTGAACCGACTCAATAAGACCATCAAGTAATGGAATAATTTCTTCATAATAATTTTTTAATGCTTTATGCTCTGAAAAGCTAGTTGTTTGATGATGCCATACTACTGACTGCTCAAACGATTGTTTCAATGTTGAAATATATTCATTTAATTCCATATTTTTATTTTTGTAATTTTCTGTATTTAGTTAACGATAATTCTTCACTGGTTAAAAATACACTTGAATAGTTGTGATGTATCCAGTTATATAATTCGTCTTTGCTTATCTTATATTTTATATGTAAGTTCATATCAATTAATCTACCATAGTAATTTGCTTTCATTCCCAGGTTTAATTCCTCTTCAGTAGGTTGTGGTAACATCATATCTAATTCTAAATTATATGCCATTGTGTTTTTTTAATTTTCTATTTTCTGTATATAATTCCTCAACCTTTCTTTCAAGGTCTTGTATCTTTATGTTTAATCCTTGTATCTCTTGCTTAAGATCGTCAATGATATTCTTGTATAATCCTATTGATAATTCAAGATTACGCAAGACTTGATTGTCCGTCTCAGCATTACTTCTTCTTCTACCAGCAAACCAGGCGGCTATAGCGGTAAGTGCGTTTGATACAATTAATATATATTCTGTATTCATTTCTTAGTTTGGCGTTGTTTTACTTCCTTAGTTGGCATTAATAGCAATCTTGACAAGGAGGGTTTTCGTGCTCCAATTCAGAATACATCGGGATACCGTTATTGGTAATATTTTTCTTTGCATAACCTTTTCTTGTTGTGTGAGCAAGGAATATACCATTATTAAATTTCTGACTGCGATCTGGGATCATACCATCAATAGTAGATTGAGATACATAATCTGGGAATTGATTTTGACCACGGCCAATTAATAGATAATCTTGAAGACGTGTCATATAAAAGTCAGCACGTTGTTTTTGAATTGTACGCAAATATTTCATTGTGTCAATATCAACAGATGTAGCATTCTCCATAGTACCTTCAACAATACCACGGTTCATTGTTCTGTAGTGGATATGTGGAATAGCATTAAAGTATGCTGTCTGTATCATAAATGGTGCAATGTAATCATTTACCAATGTGGTTTCTTCAGCATTGAACGTATTACCAGTTGCACTTACTTGTGACAATAAATGGTTATAGAATCTGGTACCCAATAGAGTTTGAAGATCTATATCTTGAGCAATTTGAATTTCTGCTTTAAGTACGTCCATATCCACATTCTTATTGATGTTGGTAAACGCCTTTAATTTTGTTTCTGATATTAATAAAACACCCATTGTTAGTTATAATTTATTTCTTCTTCGCCTAACCACGCATTGCATTGTTCTTCTGTTAATCCATAACCTGCCATTAACATTTGCGCCGCTTGCATACGGTTTATTTTTTCTTTATTATATTCTCTTACAATTCTCAATAAACCCTGGTATTCTCTACCAGATAATTTCTTGATATTTTCATTGATTAATTGTTGTTCTCCTTCTGGTTCACCAACTAAAACTGGTGTTACTGGTTTGTCATCAACTATAGGGTTTTCTTTAACATCACCTGTTAAGAATAATGATAAAGGTTTAACTTCAAATGTAGTTGGTTTATCAAATTTTAATGAAACCAATTTGCTAAATGCTGGGAGAATTTCGTTTTGATACGGTTGAATAACCATCTTACGGAAATATTCAGAATGCTCAACAATCTCATTGCCTCCACCCAATTTACCAGCGGTAGCAATACCAAATAACTCAGCACTAGAAACTCTATGTGCGGATAAGATAGATCTTGTAATGTCATCGTTTAATGATTGATAATAATTGTCATTATCGTTTCTTGGAATTTGTGTAATTACTGGTGATTGTTCTTGGCTTTCATTGAATGAAATAATGGCTTGGCCAGCATTATCTGTTCCACCATATTGCTCTTCTAAAGCACGAACCAATGTTCTTTGTTCTTCCTCACCAGGAATACCATTATTATAGTTAATCCATAATGATGGAACCATACCTTTACGTAGGTTATTCATATGGAAATTCTTAGCTTCAATATCTATCTCAATTGCTCTTTGACCAGCAGACCAGTCAGGGATTGGATAGTATGTTAAATTAGGTTGATAGCATTTAAAATAAAATATTTGACTACCACCTGTTTCTTGGTTAAATGCTGTATATTCTTCTGGTGGAAACTTTCTTACTTGTTTCCAATCTGGACAGTAATAATAGCATTCTATTTCATCCTTATCGTTTAATTTACCACTTCTAATTCTAGAAAAATCTAGGTGATATATCTCAGCAATCTGTTTTTTATCCTTAGTCCAAATAACATTTAATGCAAAGCCACCAAATAACATAAAGTCTAAAGTAGCTTTTTTCATTACTTCGGTAACGTTTTCTCTCTTATTAATTAGATTAACTGTTGCCATTGGATTGTTTAAAGATACTAATCCATCACCCAAAATCTGATTTACCTTAGATGTAACAACGGCTTTGTGTATTGCACAGTTGTCATATAGTTGTATAAAGTAATTTGGAAGTAAGTTATTATCACCATAATATACCCACGGTACTCTTTGTAATACCTCTGAATATACTGGAACCGATGCGGTCTGGAATTTAATCTTTTGAAATTCTGATTTTTTTATTTCACTCATAACTAATCTTGTATGTATATATAATTCTCGTTATTCTCATTTGGTGATACATAAGTTGTAAAGAACGGTTCTTCCTGTGTTCCTTCAAGTATTGCTATACCTGTAAAAACTAGATCCGTACCGTCACCATAAATGTTTAAATTGTATTCACCCTCGTAATTCAAATCCTGACCAGCGTCTTGAAGATTTAGTATTATCTCACAATAACGAATATTTTGCGCATAGACTTGTGGGTCAGATGTGCTAACCGTATAACTCTTAACCTCTTGCGACATAATGTGTGTAAATGTCAAAGTATATGCACTAAACGATGTTGTTGAATTGTTATTAATATTCAAAGTTAATTCGTTTTGTAATCCTTTTTGTAGATATAACATAATGTGTTGTCTATAATAATAAATATAAAAAAAATGAAATTGAATTGATACAATAGAAAAAGGGGCCGCGAAGCCCCAATTCCATTTGGATTTAGATATAGAATATTCAGTCAGCAAAGACCTACTATTTACCCACTAATTGTAGCACCAGAAAATACTGTAGCTAAAGCACCCTCAATAACTCTTGCTGGTTCTTGTTCGCTTCCCGTAAAAATTAGCTCAAATCCATTGCGATCACCGAACGCAGTACCTGTAGCGGCAGAACCACCACTCAAATACATTCCATTAACTTGGCCTAAAAGATATTGAACATCATTTTGGTCAATTGCAACGATTTGTATTTGGTCGTTTTGTGATAAGATCTTCAATTGGTTTCTCTTGTCTTGGTCATATTTGAAAAGTATTGCAGTAAGAACTTGCTCAAAGAAGATAGTTCCGTTCTCAAATGATTTTTGAACATTTTGAGATAAAGAACTTGTATTTCTTTTTAATTCAAATCCGTACAAAGTAGTTCCAGTAGTTGAAGTAGCACCTGTAATAGCACCGTCAGCGTCATATGTATAACCTGTAACTTCACCTGTTGCACCACCCACAACGTAGATTTTCTTAATACCACCAATTCCGTCAGAACATCCTAATTGAACACCTGAAGATATGTAACAACTCATATTATTGTATATTAATTTTTTTAGTTTATTTTTAAATATGGTGGGACTTTCACCCACCAGTTTTTTTGGAGGTATTATAATCCGTTAGTTGCAAAATACTTGGTTGTACCAAATGTTGCGATAGTCGCACCATAGTTGTAGTTTGCACGTAATCTCAATTCATCAAAATCTTTAGAATACCAGATAACTAATTTTTCGTGATCTGATAACAAGTCAAAACCAACTACCATATATTCAGCAGGTCCGATTACAACTTGGTTAGAACCGTTCAAACCAATTGTAGGGATTACTTTAACGTTAGTGTTTGGTTGAGTTGCTTCCATCATTCCAGTAATATCAGTTGAACCGATATAGTTTTGGAAGAAGTTAGCACGAGTTAACGCTTGAACATATAATCTGAAGTTAGCATAAGACATAAACACTCTTAAGTCCTCACGGCTCATTGCGTTGTCATCTAATACGTTAATTAATTTGTCAATCTCAGTGATTGGGTTACCAGATACACCGTAAGCAGCAGAACTTGAGAAAGTTGTACCACTAGAAGATGCTACTGCACTTGCATAAGTGTTACCAGTTGATTGAGAAATTAACAAAGCGAAACCATTAAAACATCCACCACCAGCGGTTGTGTTTTGCCATAATTGTTGCTCAATTCTTTGTTGAATTTGCTTAACTTTTAAATCAGCGATTTGTTGTTCAAATGGAACAGATTCTTGAGTTTGACCTGGAGCCATCAACATTGACTGATAAGTGTCAAATAGATCTTTGTAACAAAGTGCTTCATTGTATTTCTCTGCACAAGTTGTGATATTGTGTTGAGTATAAGTTGTTGTACCAGATGGATTCCATCCACAAGTTCCGTCTTGGAAGTAAGCAGTTGAGTTAAGTAAGTTCAATGCTTGAGTACCTTTAATACCTAAACGTACATTTACGTATTTAGGAGTTGTTGCACCAATAAGTGCTTTTGATAATAATTCACCACCAACTTGGTCAACATATCCACCGATAGTTGATACGTCATATGCGAATTGTTCTCTTGATAAAATTTTCATAATTTTAATTTTTTTGTTTTATTTTAATTATTTGTTTGAGTTTCTCATTGCCATAATCATAGATATTTTATCATCTAGATCATCATTTGAAACATTATTAAACCTCTCAGTTTTTCCGTTAGCAATAGGTTTTGCTGCTGGTTCTTTCTTGAATGCTTTAAATTCATTTTGTAATGAATTGTAATTGTTTTCCATATTAGACATTTTTTCAGACATTTTCTTTATAAAGTCTTTTAACATTTCTAACATTTCTACTTCTACTTCTTTGCCTTCTGTTGCTGGTGCGTCATTTGCTGGAGCCATTGGAGCTGCCTCTTTAGGCATTTCATCTACCATTACTTCTTCAACTCTAGCAATAATACCATCTTTAGTTTCAATCTTGGTTCCGTCCTCAAGTTCGTGTACACCATCTGGTGCAGGAATTTCTGCATCTGCGGTAACTACAACAACTTTAGCACCCTCTAAAAGAGTATCACCTTCAACTTTAACTACTGTTCCGTCAGCTAATTTTGCATCAATAAAAATCTCTTTTACAGATTTAATTTCTCCGTTTGCCACTTCTATTTCAAAGTTTTCAACTAATCTGAATTTACCATCTTCTAAAACTACTTGTTCAAAAGCCTCATTAATCTTAGAGATTTTCTCTCCAACCTTTAAATCAGAAGTTTGTAAAATAGTATTGTCTTCCAATTTGAAAGACTTTAAAGCGGCATCATCAGCCAAGAAACCAAACTGCTTCATTAATTTTTTAATCTCAGCGATTGCGGTTTTTGAATTTGACATAATCTATTTTGTTTGTTTTATTTATTCGTTCTATTATTAAATATGTATTTTCATATATATTCCAAAAAATTAGTCATTTACGTTGTTTAATATTTCAATTACTTGTTTAAGGAACATCTCTTCCATACAGAATGATGCCACTTCCTCAAAGTAACCAGACACACTAAACCCGTTTAAATAACCGTCTTTAACCTTTTTCCAGGTCTCGTCATTCCTTACTTTCATTGATACAAACCAAGTTCCAACAGGTAGCTCAGAATAACCATACTTGTTAGATTTGTCTTGACCGTCTTCTTTAATCCAGCTTTCAATAACATATACGTCAGATACAGCTTTGCCATTATGCATCTCGTCATTGTTATCAATGTACTTATTACGCATATATTTTTCAGCAATCATCTTTATGGTATCAGAAGAGAAATACACATAATAAGGATTGCCTTTGCTATCCTTACGGAATATTCTTAAATCTGGTATCATTGCAGGACCTACCACAACACGTTTTTCTTCATCTGTAGCAAACTTTTGTTTACCCATCTTTTCCTTTTCAAATGTGTTAATCTTACTTTCAGCCCAAGATAATGCGGTTTTACCACCCCAAGCATCATACATCAATTTTCCACAACCGTCACCATAACCCTTTGAACTATCTAAATCACCTGCGTGTCTTGATAAGTAAGAATACATTCTACGGATGGTATCTTCTGAAATAGGTTCGCCATTAGCTAATTGATTTGCACGTTGTTTTCCTACGTCTGTACCGCAAGAACCCCATCCATTTTCCTCAGCATATTTTAACACAGCCTTGGCATTATTCTTAACACTATCTGGATAATCAGAATAACTTTCAAACATTGTTGGGTTTGTTAAAGATTTGGATATTGTATTTCCAGAAACTCCTGGATCAACATATCCACCAATATCACCTACCTCATAGTCAAACTTCTCAGTTTCAACATTTGGCAAGTTCTTAGAAATTGCTTCCAATTCTTTTGAGTTATTATCAATATGTTTTTCTATACCTAATTTCTTAATAGTCTCCCATTTCAATTTTCCGTCCGTTGCGTGGACTTTATCTTGTGAAATACCTAAATCATCAGCAACCTTTCTAACCTCGTCTAATTGATCTGATTGTCTTCTTGTAATTATTGATACATCTTTCCCTTCTTGTAATAGCCTTTTAGCCAGCGCCTTACCACGATCAGTAGATAGAGTATCGTCATAATCAATAGAAACCTTTTGAGCAATAAAATCATATACTTTAGATAATCCTAAATTTTTTTTAGTTGATGGCGAAGGATTAGCCAATGTAGCACTTGTTGTGGTATCTGGTTGATCATATCCTAATACTCTTGTATCAGGAATCATATCAGTAGGAAAACCACCAATAGTTACTTTACCCTTATTAACAGACGCTTTGTTGATAATCGTAGCATCTTTCTTATATTCTATTCTTGACCATACGTGTCTACAATTGTAACCACCTCTCCAAACCATAGCACTATCGCCAAAATCGTTCTGAGTGGCATCCATATCCTCAACACGCCATACATAATTCTTAGCAATCAAAGACTTACAAAAGTCTCTAGTCGTCGGAATTACGGCTCCTTGTCCCTTAATACGTGGATTTAAAATATACTTATAACGTACATTATATTCTTTTTCATCTTCCATTGATGGGCCATTAGGATTAGTTGAAACAAATTCATCTTCTCCAACGATGGTTATTTTATCTACCACCCATCCTTCATCAAATAGTTCCTGTTCGTCCTGAGCAATAGCCATTAATCTATCAATGTACTTTTGGTCTTCGCCATCAGGAATGTGAAAATCTTGTTGTTTTTCTTTTTTGAACGCCACCCAATTTACTTCAATGGCTGGTTCATCAACTAAAGAAATGCTATCAATACCTGATAACTCATCCTCATCGTCAATTCTCAGTTCAAATACTTTTTCGTTCTTTACCATATTATTAAATATAAATTTTAGCGACCTTGTCCTAAATAACGTTTAGGTTTCTGTGATTTAGGTCCATAGGACTTTTTACCATTATGTTTACCCGTCTTTCTTTTACCGAAGGATATTTTATTGCTTGTTCCTTTTTGCTTTGCCATATTATAATGTACTTAAATCTTTTAATCTAGCCTGCTTTTCAGCTGCTGTTGTTAATTCGTTTGAAACCACATAGGTTTTCATTATCATTGGTTGTTGTTCTGCCGCAGGATTTGTTCTTGCTGGATTATCATATGATGATACCATTGAGTTACCAAATGATGTTCCACCTCCTGATTGATTTAATGCCGATAATAATGGACCAAACATAGTTACAGCACCACGTGTCATTACCGCTTCACCACCTTCTGCATTAATTAATGTCCCACCTTGTGCGTGTCTTGGTCCTTCAATCATACCACCATCACCATAGTTTTTTCCTAATGATGCTGCTGAATTACCAGCTGATGCTGCAGAACTTGCACCTCCTGAACTTTCAAATGAAGTACTTTTAATTTTAGCAATATTAACACCTGTTGCAATACCTAAAGCAACTACATTAAGACCTTTTACAATCCAATCAAACGGTGATGGTAAGGTAGATGGTTGAGTTAATATTTGAATAATACCTGAAGCTGCTGACATTATTGCAGTTGCAATTTGTAATTTTTTACGTTTTTCAAATGCATCTTTACTTGTTTTGGCCTCCTCATCATATAAGGAAGCAACTGCTGAAGTTACCGAAGCTAATGAATCTAAGGTTTGTGTTATACCTTGAATTTGTGCTTGAAAATAATCTTTTTCAGTTTTAGTTTCCTCAGCTGTAATTTCTTTTCTTTTATCTGCATATTTCTGTTTAATTACAGTTTTTTCATATTCAGTAAGTTCTGTATTAGATAATTCTAATTTTTCAGCGTCATCTAATAATAATTTCTTTTGAGCTAAACGTTCTAAATCTTTATCATAATCATTTTGTTTAATTTGATTTAATCTATCAAATTCATTTAATCGTTCTTGAATTAATGACAATGCAATATTTCTTTCTTCCGCAACTTTCTTTTTCTTTTGTTCAGTTAAATAATTTTCATATGCAATTTCAGCATCAATAAGATCTTTTTTATCTGTTAAATATTTTTTCTTTATATCATATATTGCTTTCTGATATTCATCCTCTTTAATTGTTCCTTCAGCCTTTTTAAGATTTAATGCCTGAATTTCAGCATCCATTAAATCTTTATTAGCTTTATCGGTAATTTCTTTTTGTTTTGCTTTATTTGCTGTAGTTGTGGTAACATATTCAGCATCTAATTTAATTTTATCTGCTTGTAATGCTTTATATTCATTGCTATCTTTCTTATAAAGTGCCATCTTATCATTAAGTTCAGCAGCTTTAAGTTGATATGATTTATCAGCAAATGCTTTCTCTACATCTAATTTTTGTTGTTCTGTAACTGCTAAAGCCAAGGCTTCTGCTTTCATCTTTTCAAGTGTAGCTTCGTCTATCTTATCTTCAGCTTCCATTCTTTTAAGCTTTTCATCCAAAGCTTTTTGAGCTGCTTCAGATTGTGATTTAAGATTTTCCTTTTGGGTTTTAGTCATTTTCTTAGCACCCTTATCAAATCTTTCTGTAGCCGCTTCATAGTTATCACTAAACGCTGTTACAGATGACTTAGCATCTTCCCAAGCGCCTTTAAAATCTCCCTTGAATAATTTAACTATTGCACCACCTAATTTACCTAAAGATTGGAATACCGCTGTAACCGCAGAATAAACCACTTTAAAGGCTTTAGTTACGTAAGGCATAACTTGTATGGCCAGCTCAATAAAACCGTCTATAAGAGGCTGCAATGCCTCCATAATGCCACCAAAGATTTGTTCCATTGCAATCATCAAAGGTTCCAACTTTTTCATTGACCCTTCTGTCTGACTAAACGCAGCAACTAATCCACCAATTAAAGCAACAATTAAACCAATACCAGTTGCTTTTAAAGCACCACCAAATGATTGAGTAGCAACTTTAACTTTGTTTAAACCAGCACCTAACATACCTATTGGTCCGCCCGCGCCTTCAAGTGTATCAATCCAATCCTTAGATACGTTTTTACCCGCTTTGATTTTATCTTCTAAATCATCAATTTGATTGTATAACTTCTTAAACTCGGCAGTACCAACATCAAGACCTTTTAGCTCCATTTTCATAGCTTTTAAGTTCTTTGTGCTTTCAACGATATTACCTTTTACATCAAGTTCTATTTCTATTTTCTTAGCCATTTAAGCATTCATTTTTGGTTAATTGGAATGTGTGTTCCAATATAGTTTTATTTCCAATCAATTGATGTATTGAACTAAAGTCAATATCTACTACTGTTGGTTGTTTTAGTTTTGTTTTTTTAACCTTAATAGGTTTTTTACTTTTATATATCTCTATCTTTTTCATATCTAATTTTAGCAAATTGCAGCAATTGTTACCGTTGGGAAACCTGTATATGTTAATGTATAATCTGCAACGCAACCAGTATATTGAATTTGATATGCGCCTACAGTTCCGCCAACTGGATTACCATTACAATCATCACCAGCCCAATAAATATCATAACCAGATGAGCTATTATCTATTCTCCATTCAGTTGATGTACATCCTGGATCTGGAGTTGCTGTTGGAGCTGGAGTTGGTGTTGGACCAGGTGTACAACTTGAACCACAGCTAGTTATGGTAAATGCTGCCAAATCTGCAAATGGATAACCATAAGTTATTGAAGAACAATCTAAACAGTTTGTTAATATCACCGTACCTGTTGTTGTAATTTCTTGATAGGTTTGTCCTGATGACATATTATATTTAATCCAACCAGTATCAGTTACATTTAATGTCGCACCAGTTGTATATATATTTGGTTCAGCAGTTGGTGTTGGAGTAGGTGTTGGAGGAACCGATGTTGCCGTTGGTGTAGGAGTAGGCGTTGGTGTTGGTATTGCTCCAACAGTAAATTGAGCACAAACTGGAAAGATTGCTCTATGCCCAATAAATCTAAACTCAAAATAATATATACCATTACTAAATGCGGATAACCCCATTTGAGATGGTGTTACACTGAATGATTGACCAACACTAGAATATGTTGTTAATCCAGTTGTTGAATCTGATATATCATCTACAACTCTCCAAGGTTTAAAATAATTTTGACCATAAGCTAACATATGTACAGATACTAAACTAATCTTACCAGAGTCCATTATATATGGCTCAGCACCATTTTTATCCCATTGCCAATCATACGTGAATGTAATTGCACTGTAACTTACTGTTGTGGCAGTTAAATTTTCTACGGTTCCTGATACGCTATTGTTGTTTATATCGTTCACAATCTCCACATCGTATTCCGAAACATTATCGTTCGGGAATATAAAGTTTTGATTTATTATTTGCTTTATGTATTTCATTCTCATATATTATTAAATATAAATTATTAGGTAATCAAAGATGACCCGTTAATTGGATTTAGTTTTATTATTCCTCTTGCGGTTTGTGCACCTAAAAGAGTCATAGTACCTGTACATAATACGCCACCATCAGTTGTTATTTCAATATCTGATATACTACCATTAATTGCTGGCGGTGTAAATGTTGTATTTAATGTACCATCAGAATTTAATTTTACTAAATTATTAACAGAAGTTCCACTATAAGATGTAAAAGTTCCACCAACTAATAATGAACCGTCAGTCATTTGATATATGTCATTTATACCTCCATTTCCACCTGAATTAGGTAAGAATTGATTATAAGGGAAAGAACTATCAAATGTACCATCAGCGTTCAACCTCCACATTAAACCAACTGTAATGTTCCAATATTTCTTATTAAATGTAGTATCACCTAATCCAACTAAAATCTTACCATCAGATTGAACTTCAATATCATAAATCATTGGTGGAAACGTATAACCTGTTGTAGTGTCAACATTAAATGATGTATCCACCGTACCGTTTGAATTTAATTTTATTAAACCATTACAAGTAACTCCATTATATTTGTTAAATAAACCACCAACTAATATCTTATCATCAGGGTAAACATATATATCATATACTCTATCACTATAACTACCTGAAAACTGACTACCACCACTATTAAATGTTGTATCTAATGTACCATTAGAATTAAATCTCATTAAACCTGTATAACCACTATATGCCGTACTAAAATCATTACCATATATTATTTTATTATCAGATTGTAGTTCAATTCTTTCTTCATTAAATGACGTACCTCCATAAATTAATGTTGGAGTAAATCCTGTATCAGTTGAACCATCTGAGTTTAATCTATATAAGTTAAATCCTCCAATCTCTAAACCTGAGATTACTAATTTACCATCAGATTGTTCTTTAATATCATATGTAGATTCAGTTGATGTTACACCTGAAGTAATAAATGTTGTGTCTAATGTACCATCATTTAATAATCTTGTAACAGTAGAAACTGATGTACCACTATAAGATGTATATCTGTGACCAATAATAATTTTACCTGAACTTAATATCTCACTATCAAACGATATACCCGCAAGTATCGGATTAGTTGAGCCACTAAATCCTCCACCAATACTCATATAAGTTAATATAGGAGTTGGAGTTGGTGTTGGCGTAGGACTAGTTGTTGGAGTAGGCGTTGCAGTACTACTTGGCGTTGGCGTAGGACTACTTGTTGGTGTAGGTGTAGGAGTACTAGTTGGCGTTGGTGTCGGAGTACTTGTTGGTGTAGGAGTTGGTGTTGGTGTAGCAGTTGGACCAGATATTAAACCAACCAAATATTCAAAATTATAATCTTGAGCAATTGGTGTGGCAGTAAATTCAATAATTGTATTATATATATCAACTATAGTAGTTGTAAACGTAGCACCTGTAGTTCTAATACCCATATCACCACCTTGATCATCTGTTGTATAATCCACTCTATTAACTGACCATATTTTACCATATGGTGATATTGTTGATCCAGTAATTCTAACAACATCTCCAGGATATATATAAGTTGAATACAAATTGCTTGAATCAATATATTGCAATGTTCTTAATGCTCCATTAACAGAAACCTGATAATTATCTCCCAATTCTAATGAGTCATAACTCATCAATAACGATCCAAGCATATCAGGTGTTGGAGTTGGTGTAGGTGCTACTGTAGCAGTAGGCGTTGGTGTTGGTGTAGCAATGACTCCGTGATATGTTGAACTACCAGTAACAATACCATATGTTGTTGCCGCAGATGTAAATCCTGAGCAATTAGAATATAGATTTAAACCAGTAGTAGTAGATCCAGAATTAATCCAAAACCCAGGAACGTATGTATTAAATGGATCAAATCCAATTGTATATATATAATTATGTAAGCTATCATATTGCCAATCTATACCAGTTGTATCATAAGTTGTATCAGAAACCTCATACATAAAATATGGAACATACTTAATAGCATTAGCTTGATTGTCAGCAAATGACGCTGTAAATCCAGAAACATTACCACCTAATATACCGACATTATAATCATATAAAATACTCCAGAAATAATTTGTATCTCTTAAATTTTCGTTTGTAAAATCAGTTTTAAACTTATAAATTTTAGTTGGATCGTCACAATAATAATACTCAAAATATCTTGTTGGATATGTGCTTGGATTATTATTAGCTTGTATCAACTCAACCTTTGTTAATTCAGTATTAGTTAGATTAAACCCTTCAATCTTATTCCAAGTGAAGTATTGCTCATTAATTTTAATAAGGTCATTTGGTTTAAGGTTTTGTATATCAGATAGTTTTAAATAAAAATTACCTGTTAAAAAACGTGTGTTAGCGTTATATAAATTATCTACTCTATTTTGATAGAATAATTTATATGCATCATTTTCTGTATATACGTTATATGATGATGTTGTTCCAACTATTGCTGGTGGTTCTGAATTAAATAAATTACAAATACTATCATTATTTTTTTTATTGCTATCTGGATTACCGATTGGCATTGTATGGCTAATTACTGGAATATATTGAAATTTACCAGCTACACCACTTAAATCAGAAGTTGAAATATATACACAAAAAGTTTGATATGTATCAGCTAAACTAAATGTTTCACCGACTATATTTAAGAATGGATTAAACCCACCCAACCAATACATTAATTTTGGTTTAGTTCTAACACCCTTATATGTCCAAGTTTGATTCTCAGATCCACCAGCTGTGTTATTTGCTTGAGATGTTCCCACATAATTTATACCTAATGGTAATGCTATATTTTGATCCCAAGTTCTAATAAATTCGGGAGAGAATATTGTGTCTATTTTCTTTTGTTGAGACTTATAGGCAGTTGGATTATATACCAAATTTTGCCCATATATTCTAGCATTTGAATCTTTAAATGTCTTATTACCATAATCACCGTCCTCTTGATCTGTTAAAAATAATTCAGACTCAATATAATTTAAGGCAGGTTCAACCGTAAAACCTTTATCAAATGAAATTTTATCACTCCAATTATGTATATCTCCTGTACCAATATAATAGTTATAAGGCTCAATAATAATTTGATTAGACTTTTCTGGGTCTGGAATAAATACTAAATTAAACTTCTTAGCTATTGAGCTAATTAAATCTATTTGTTTTAAATCCTGACTTATAACTTTGCTAAAATCTACTAAATCACCATCTACATATGGTACAATTGTATTTGCTGCTTGTGGAAAATATCTTAATGTTGTTCCAATTGCTACCTGATCTGATGTAATTCCAATAAAAATATCTCCAACTAAATCAGCTGTATAACCAGTTGACCCTGCAGTAATTGTATGTGTTGATTCATATTGTATTGGTTCATATGGATATTCTGTTGTTAATGTAAATGTAATATCATTTGAACAATAACAAGGTATACCTGTTCCTAACTTACATACAATAACATTTATAGTACCACTAGGAAATTCAAAAGGAACTAATTCAACACCCTCTAATGGTAATGTAGCTATAGTACCAATTGAATAACCAAACTTAGTTGAATCACTACTAAAATAACCATACATATATAATGCCTTAAACCAAGGAGTGTTAAAAAAATCTGATTTAATTGTGTAATTATATGTTTTAAATATTAACTGAATTAAACTCCATATACTTAATCCTGGCTTTAATTGATTATCAATTAATCCTTGATACGGTGAGTTAATTCTATATTCACCTACAACCGCATAAGCAGCCGCAGCAGTGGCATAACTTCCTAAAGTTGTACCAGATGTTGTATATAATCTTGTTTGCTTTGATGGGGTTCCTCCGCTTAAATTAACGGTGTCACCAGAATATTCATAACCATTATGAATAATTGGATAAAAATATGTATTTGGATATATGCTATTCTCTGAAAATAAGTTGCGATTAAAGTCATTAGTTACAGCATATTGATCAAATGTATGATTAAAATTATATTCAGTATCACTATAATTCAAATCAATTAATAGGTTATTTCCTATTTGACCATATAAATCGCCTATTGTAGAATATAACGTTACATCATATTCAACCTTAGAATTTAATACAGATGTTTTATTTAGTTTTAAATAACCAGTAAAATATGCTTGATCATTTAATAATACCTGACAATTAACACGTTTAGTTGCATTAAAATAAAGTGATTGAGTATCAACGTTAAAGAAGTTCTCAAAGAATTTATTGTTCTTTTTGCTTCCAGGTAATGTTAAACCAATTGAATAATCAGAGTTACGCTTTGATATATCTTGCAATTCAGCAAAAGATTTATTAATCTTAATAGGAACATCACCATATAGATCTAAAAATTCATATTCGGTTATACCAGTATTGGTATTAACATTATCAAATTGTACGCGTAAAACTGTTTGTTGTTCGTTTGCCATATATTAGAAGCCTCTGTTTACAAAGTAAGAGTCTGCAGACTTAAGTGTGATCTTGTATTTATTTAGTTTTCTATGCTTTTTAGTTATTGTTTCAACCTCAGTTGATATAACTTGCATAGGTCTCAAATCCTTATATATCTTGTCTTGTCTATCAATTTGAGATATATAGTCTGGTTTCATTTCATACACTTGTGGTGATGTAAATAATTGTTCTAACCAGTTTGCCATAGGTACAGATAAATAGTCTGACTCTAATACTATTTCTTGTGTAATATTCGTATCAAAAGTCTTAACTGTTCTACCAAAATCCCTATCTGCTGATTGTAAATCAGTTGCATAATATCTTGAATCATAAGACTGTCTATCTATCTTTTTAGTGTCTTGTCTGTATGACGTAAATGTAAAGTAATCAAAGCCACCACGGTCATTTAAGAAGGCAAGGCGAGTATCTTCTGGACCACAGTTAGTATCCACATAAAAGAAAAACTCTTCTGACACAGGACCTATTGGACCTAAACTACTTCTTAATTCGCTGTTAGTTGGATAAGCATAAAACAATTGTACTCTATAATAAGCGACAGTATCCCAGTCAATTACTGTAAATAAATTATCTATATCTACTGGTCCACAAGGCAATGCGAACACTTGTAAGGTATCTGTATAACCTGTTGGTGATGCATATGGCGTATTAATAAAATTCAATTGTTGGTTAAATGTATTAACTAGAGTATTGCTTTCGTCATAAAATTGGAATACTGCGTAATCTGCTTCTATAACTTGTCTATCTCCTGTCTGTCCGTTTAAGTAATATAATACATAATTTTCGTTAGATTGTATATATTGTATCCTTGGTGCGTCAGTTAAAAACCTAGCACTCTCACTCATCTCTGGTACTGATGGATAGTTCATTAAGTACTGCGACATAGGACTATAAGTTCTAAATCTATCAACAGTATTAATTGTCAATCCTGTGCCTATTACGGTGCCCAATTCTTGATCAAAATTCGGAAGTATTAGTTTGTCCTGCATTTGGAAAGATCCACCCACATAGTCAAAATTACCACCTGTATTGGTAAAACCTGATGCAGTAAACCCAGTTGATGTTGCACATAATGGAATGTCTGTGTAGTGATCAAAATTATTAATTGGAGATGTTTGACCATATATACCCCATTCAGTTACAGTTCCTCCAGTTGAATTTATATATGTATACCCATATTTAAAATTTGCTGTTATGCTATTTGGATACGGGTTATTTAAATTTATTTGATTTATAGTTGCATACCAATCGTTTAACCAATAGTATGTATAATGCTGCGCTTGAACATAATTTGACATATAACTATACGGCCTTAGATTAAAACTATATGTATACGTTGCTCCTGATTGTGCAACATCATATGGAACAAGTGACATTCTGCCAACCTTACTACCATCTGAATACAAATCCACAGTCATTTCCATTGAAGATGCATAAGTATCTCCAGTTAAAACTATTTCATATGTTCCACCACGTTGGTAAACCATATCAGTTGAACGACGTATTTGCGTGTTGCTGTTTAATCCATTGCTATATAAGCGTTGATAACCAAATGTTGCCATAATTATATTCCTTGTATTAAGTCTAATAATTCTTCAAAAGAACCTTCTTCAATTAAATCCATAATCTTTGGATCATCTGCTATCATTTCTAATGCAACATCCAAAAAGTTGGAAGGTCTTATTCCAAATTTCTTTATATTTTTTTGTATCGCAAATGCGAAACTTCTTCTTTTTATGAATCTTCCTTTTTTATCTCTACCTGTTAACCCACGATCTTTAATCCATTTCTCTAATGCGTCAACTGGCACACCTTTCTTTCCAGGTAATCTTCCAGATTGAACCCATTGAGCATATTCAGCAGATAACACTTGTATGATAGTTTCGTCTTTATTAACTTTATTTGTTACAACACTAATGCTATCTCTTAATTTACCAGACGCAACCTTATTACCCGTTCCTTTAAACTTAGCAAATCCAAATGGATAACGCTTCTGTTCCAAGGTATCTTTCATAATCTTCTCAATAATAGGTGCGATCTTTTCTAAATCCATATTATACAATTAATGTCCAAGCACCGTTATAGAAGTAAAGTTTGTTTGACGAAGACACTGCTAAATCTCCGATTGTTCCCGCTGGTAATGGATCTTGACCTCTTAAATTCATAACGTTTGCAAGTTTAAGTGAACCAGTTACGTTAGTATTTGTGCTATTCAATGAAATTGTATTAGAACCAGATACTGTTACTGCTACTGATCTTAAGTTCATTTGAGCACCTGAACCAGTGGCATTCATATTAACTGTACCAAAAGATGCGTTATTATTAACAGCAAATGCTGTACCACTAAATGTTGCACTACCACTTACGTTAAACGAACCAGATACAAGTACGTTTGAACCAGTATCAATTGTAAGACCATTTCTTCTTGTTGCAGCAGCTGTACCAGTACCTACAGCGAATACAATATCACTTGTATTAGCAAAAGATCCTGTGTCATTAAACCTACCTAAAAATGCTGAACCACCAGATATACCTGTTGCTGTTGCGTTTGCTTGTAAATTGTAACCATATATTATTGTAGCATAAGAGTTACCAGCATTTGAACCACTAACAATTGCGTTTATATTAACTGTGTTACCACCTAAAAAGTTGTCACTAACTGCACGAGACGTATTTGAAGAAGGTGAACCTGAAAAAGTAATAAAGTTTGCTTGACCTTGATAGAAGTTTCTACTTGCTGTAATACCAGCGGTACCAAATCCATTTACCCAATAATTGTCAATATAATGTGTTGCACCTACAGTATTGTTGTTATTTACTGTAAATGAACTACTTACATAGTTTTGTACAAAGAATGTAGAGTTAATGTTATTAGCATTAAATGTTGATCTTAAGTTAGCAATTGCTGAACCTGTTTGATATATAGAAGTTGCACCATTTACAATATTACCTGTGGCCGTTAAAGATCCACTAACACCCATATCAGCAACGAAAGTCTGATTTAAAATATTGTTTTGATAACTTGGTTGTCCGCCAGCTACTGATGATGATTGGAAATAAAGTGTTGTTTGACCAAAATTTATAATGTTATTACTTGTAACAGGTCTTAAAAGTGACGCTGTTGTCATTGCTATTGTACCACCTAACATAATGTTTGATGAACCACTTACATAATTGTATAAGCCAACTGCTGATCTTGGTTTAGTAACTGCAAGTATATTATTTGAACCACTAATTACATATGAACCAGTTGAAGTTGCTTCTCCCGCCAATATACCATCCCATCCAAATAACACATTACCACCATATGATGAAGATACGTTATTATACGTAAGTGACATATTTGGGTTTTGAACTGTTACGTTACCAATTTCAGTTAATGAACCAGATGAAATTAAACTACCTGTTATTCTAACAGATGGTGAGTTAATAGCAACCGATGGAGAAATAACACTAACTATTGATGATGTTACAGTAGTTGTACCACTAATAGCTTTTAATAACAAATCTTTATTTGATGTTGCATATATTGAACCAGTTGTAGAACCACCATTATTTGAATTAATATATAAATCATTTTTAGATTGTATATATGTTTTATCTGCGGTTGATGTAAATTGTGCTTGAGTACCTGTACCACCTGTATAAAAGTCAACACCAGCATATGCTGTATATGTATTATCATTTACAATAAAACCTTTATAACTATTAATAGTTATTTGATTATTAGCCGATATAGTACCAGGTGCTTGTAAAGCAATATCTTTACCTGATGTAAATGTAATACTGCCTGTAGCACCAGCTAAAGTACCTTCAAACGTTAAATCACCATTTGATTGGAAATAGTTTTTATCTCCTAAGAATTGTACTTCTTGTTGAGCCCAGGTTGTGCCTGTATTAAAACCAAATTTAAGTTGCCCAGAACCATTAACAGGATTGTTAATTAATAATGGGTATTGTTGATTTGTTAATGTTTGTACTCCAGTAAATGTGTTTGAACCTGTAGTAGCATAAGAACCACTATCAAATGTTGCACTAGTTCCTGATGAACCAGCTGTACCAGAACTACCAGAAGAACCATTCACACCTGAGCTACCACTTGTTCCTGCAGTACCAGAAGAACCGTCTATACCTGATGAGCCACTTGTACCTGCTGTTCCAGAAGAACCTGATGTACCATTTCCTGAACTACCACTTGTACCAGCTGTTCCTGATGAACCTGAACTACCATTACCTGAAGAACCGCTTGTACCTGAAGTACCAGATGT